CGCCTGAGAAGTACGAACTCACCGCCCCCGAAGGAGTCAAGATCCCAGACGGAGCCAATGAGCTCTTTAAGGGCATGAACCTCTCCAACGACCAAGCGCAGAAGTTCGTCGACTACTACCTGTCCCAGGTCCAAGAACAGCACAAGGCCGCCAATGACTCTGCTGTTGCCATTCGTGAGAGCTGGCGTGCGCAGGTCAAGGCCGACCCAGACATTGGGCCGCGCCTTCCAGCAGTCCGCCAAACGATCTCGTCCGCCCTCGACGTTATCGGCGACGCAAAGCTCGCCCAGCAGTTCCGTGAAGCGATGGACTTCACCGGCGCAGGGGATAATCCGGCGTTCGTCAAGACGATCTACAAGCTAGCCCAGATGGTGACCGAGCCCCGCAGGCATGTCCAAGGGGGCCCGTCCCCCGAAGGCCAGAAGCGCCCTGGGCAAGGCCCGCCTTCGGCTGCGAAAGCCCTTTACCCTAGCCTTCCCTAATCTCGCGTAACCCTGCCACAGATGTGGATGACCGGCAATGCCTAGATGGGTCCGCGTGTCGCGCCTGCACCTTAACCCGCTCTTTGGAGCCTCCTAATGGCAACCCTCGGCGCTACGGCGCTAACCTACGCCGACTGGGCCAAGAGACTCGATGACAACTATCGCGTAGCGATGATCATCGAACTCCTGTCCCAGACGAACGAGATCCTCGACGACATGATGGTCGTCGAAGGCAACCTCCCAACCGGTCACAAGACCACCGTCCGAACCGGCCTTCCCCAGGCCACTTGGCGGCTCTTGAACCAAGGCGTCCCCAACGCCAAATCGACGACTGCTCAGATCGTCGACACCTGCGGCAACCTCGAGACCTACGCCGTGATCGACAAGGACATCGCAGACCTCAACGGCAACACCGCTGAGTTCCGCTTGTCCGAAGTCAAGGCCTTCCTTGAGGGCATGTCCCAACAGGTCGCCGCGACGATCATCTACGGCAACCAAGCCACGAACCCCGAGCGGTTCACTGGCTTCGCTCCGCGCTACTCCACCGTCACGGCCGCAAGCAGCAACACCGCTGCGAATGTCTTGGACGCTGGTGGCACCGCCTCGGTCAACACCTCCATCTGGATCGGCGTGTGGGGTTCCGACACCCTCCATGCGACCTTCCCGAAAGGCAAGATCACCGGGCTCCAGCACCGGGACATGGGCGAGTGGCCTGTGACCGACGCAGCGTCCAACACCTACCAAGCCTACCGAGACCACTTCAAGTGGGAGATCGGTATGGTCCTGCGGGATTGGCGCTATGTGGTCCGCATCTGCAACGTTGACGTGACTCAGCTGACCGGCGTCTCTGCCGCGAACCTGATCAACCTCATCGTCAGAGGCCTCTACCGCTTGCCGACCGCCCCGACCGGGGCTACGACTATCCAGACCTCCGATACCCCTGAGGTCCGCGCCAACATGGGCCGCACGGTGATCTACTGCAACCGTGTCATCCGCACCTATCTCGACCTTCAAGCGATGAACAAGACCAACGTCTTGCTCCGCATTGAAGAGTTCGATGGCAAACCTGTCACGACCTTCCGTGGCATCCCGGTTCGCACCTGCGACGCGATCCTCAACAACGAAGCGCGAGTAACCTGATATGATCCTCGATGCATCTCTCCAGTTCACTGGCTATCCTGCCACTGGTGGCATCGTAGTCACCGGTACCAACTACGACCTACCAACCACCGGCACTCAGAACTCGTCGAACGTCATCGACCTCCACGGCACTGGCCTCCTTCCGGTTCTAGCGAACCTCTCGGGCGCACGTGACATGGGCATCGGCGATGATCCGGCACTCAAGCTGCTGGTTCAGGTTGGCACAGCGATCACCGGAGGCACGACCCTCCAAGTGGTCCTCCAAGGCGCAACCGACAACGGCTCAGGCTCCCCCAACTCCTACTCCGATTGGTGGGCCTCTCCGGTCTACGCCGAAGCAACCCTTGTCGCAGGCGCTCGTCTGATGGACATGGACTTCCCCCGGCCGCCTGCGGGCATAGCCATCCCACGCTTTGTTCGCCTGGGCTATGTCTCCACAGGTACCCACTCTGCCGGTACCCTTGGCGCATGGATCGTCCTCGATCGCATGGACCAGATGTACCAGTCAACAGGTAACGCCCGCTTGGGCGGCTATCCTGCTGGCATCACTGTGGCCAACTAGCATGAGAACAATCCGCACTTTAGGATTGGTGGTGGGGGCCCTCGTGGCCCTTGCCATTCCCTCCTCTGCCCAGGTGGTGCAGAACAACGTCACCGGGAATGAGGTCTGGGTCGCTGGGCAAGGCCCTGGTGGTCCAGGCAACTTCCTGAACATCGGCGGTGTGTCTAACCGAGCAGCGATCACCTTGGTCTCTGGCTCTGGTGCAGCCACCACTGCCATGACCCAAGCACAGTCCACCTTGATGTGGACCGGCGCTGCGCCAACCACTTGGGCCGTGACCCTGCCCTCCCCAGCCTATGACGGTCAGATCGTCACCCTGGGTACCGATACCACATTGACCACCATGGTCACTGTCACCGCTGGATCAGGCCACACGCTCTCAGCGACCTACAACTCCCAGACGCTGACGGCGGTCACTTCGGTCGAGTTCCAATTCGTCTTCTCCTCTCTCAAATGGTTCCGACTCCGATGAGAAAGCTCCTGCTGGCATTGCTGCTGGTACTTGCCTCTGCGGTGCCAGCAGCCGCTCAACCCCCGGGCGGCATTGTCTGTAACAAGTTCTTCGCCGTGTCCCAGGCCGCTGTGGTCCTCACCAAGATCATCTCTGGCGTCGCCGGTCAGAACATCTCCCTGTGTGGCTTCGTCTACAACTCCGGCGCTGCCACCTCAACCGTGGGCCTGTCCTATGGCACTGGCACCAACTGTGGCACTGGCACTACAGTGTTCGTCCCTGTGGTCAGTCTCCCCATCAACGGCCTCTTGGTTGATAAGGGAGACTTTGCCTCCATGGGAGTTCCTACAGTCAACGGCTCCGGTGTCCCCATTGACCTGTGCCTTGTTACCACAGGGACCGGCCCTGCCGTGGTCGTTATTCACTATGCCCAGTTCTAGGAGCCAGAGATGAAACGGATCCTTCTCCTCCTTCTGCTCCTAACCTGCCCGGCCCTCGGCCAGCAGACTGTCCAGACTCGGCCTGGGGATGCTGGCCTGCTCTGGTTCGACGCAGCTAACCGTGCCACCATCCCAGGACAGTTGCTCGACACTGGCCCACCGCCCGTCCTCACCGCGTGTGGAACCAGCCCCGCGATTGTCGGTACCGACCTGTCCGGTACAGTCACCATGGGCACTGGTTCCCCAACCGGCTGCGTTATCACCTTCGCCTCGGCCTACCCTGTAGCCCCACACTGTGTCGTGGGTTGGTCCGTGGCTCCCTTGGCCGCAATGGCCTGGACCACTACCACCACCGCACTCACCACTGTGCAAACCGCAACCTCATCAAACGTGATCCACTACGTCTGTCACGGAAAGAGATAACCATGGCTCGCTGGCGCTTGACCTCTGCCCACTACCTGAACGTCCCCGGAACAGAGTGGGAGTACAAAGAGACCGACCTCAACTCTGGCCGACAGGCCCGTCGGATCTTCCCTGTGCCCATGTACCTGAACCCTGACTGGCAACAGGACCACAACTACCCTGGCGAGATCATTGTCAAGCAAGGGAAGGGTGAGCCTCGGGACATCGTCTTCGAAGGCCCACCCACTCCGGACATGGAGCCCCTCGATGACGAGGCCGAAGCCATCTCGGCCCAGCACCGCGCCAGCTGGATCCATCCGATCGAGACCCTGGACGCTCAGGGCGGCATCGGCGCAGGGGTTCCCCCACCCAAGCCTGTCATAACCCGAAGGGTCTAGCCCTGTGGCCTCCTACCGGTTCCTCAAGGACCATTCCATCGGCGGCCAGTACTACCAAGCCGGTACCATAGCCGACTTGCCTGACTGGATTCCCACCGCCGATGTGGACCCCTTAGACGCCGACGCAGTCGCGGCCTTCAATGGCAATGGGCCGGTCCTGCCTGGGCTAATCAACAGCCAATGGACCGGCCGTGTGATCGCCGCCCCTGTGACCTACTGGTACCAGACCGCCCCGAATGTCTGGGTCATGTCCGGCCTAGGCTCAGCCTACCCCTCGAAGACGGCCTACATAGGAAGGGTCGAATGACCACAGATCTGGACAAGAGCGGACCCTTCACCAAGCGGGCGGGTACGACCTACCTCGGACCCTCCATCGGGGCTGTCAACTCCCAGACGAACGTCCTGACCATCACCACTACCGGCATCACCAACGTCGACCTGAACGTCACCCAGATCCAAGTCAACGCCGCTGGGCTTGTCTCGATCCAACTGCCAAGCTCCTTAGACCGCACCACAGCCCCCGGCACCTTCGTCGATGCGCCAATCACGATCACGGACATCTCTGGCGCAGCCGGGACCAACATCATTACCATCTTTCCCTTTGCTGGGGAACTGATCGCTGGCGCAGCTTCCGCCTTGGTCTCTTCCAACTACGGCGCTGTGGTCCTTGCCCCAATCACCACCGGAGGCTGGACCGTCCTGTCCTACTCCACCCCTGCCGATACCGGCGGTGGCTACGTCGCCAAAGCTGGCGATACCATGACTGGTACGTTACTCATCGAGCCAGCCTTCGGAACACTGACTAAAGGACTCACGACCAACCAAGTCGGCCCATTCACCGGCCCTGATCTCTCCGATTGGTCCTATAACCAGATCACCATCGTCGACGAAACCTCGATGATCCCGGCTAGTGCGTATAGCACAGGCTTCCGTGTCTACGACCTCATAGGCGGCGCTAACGCCAAGGGCGCGAAGGCTGCTGGGCACTTTCATACGATCTTTAGCATCCCCGGAGCCTTCACCGACGCTGACGCAATTGGTCTAATAGGCTCGATCCAGGCCTCGGTCGAGAACGGCGGGACCAACACCGGCGCTGGTGCGAAGGGTACGCTATTCGCTTCCTCATTCTCTGCTCAGATGGCCGCTGGCGCAACGAACTACTTCGTCGTCTCTGGCGGAGAGGTAGACGTAGCTATCGAAACAGGTGCTAGCTGCCAACTCCGGCTTGGGTGGTCGATTGTTGCCCTGGGGGCTTTGCAAGCGGATCAGGAAGATATCGCAGTAGAGATCGGTTGTGTCGGTAGCGCACCTTGGAAGATGGGAATTGCCTTTACTAGCCTCCATGGCAGCCCTCCGATCTCGGCAACTGGAACGCTAATCGGCACAGATGGCGTCAACATCACAGTTGCTAACGGAATTGACCTCTCCGCCTTCACCATGACCAACTTCCTCAAGGGCCCTGCCGGGTTCTTGGTCGATGGCGCTGCCAACATCACCGCGAACAGCCTAACCCTCCCGGCCTGGACGGACACAGGCGCATTGGCGATCAACTCGTCCGGCGGGGCCTTCACCACAGCATCTGCCACTGGGCGCTATATAAAGCTCGGCAAGACCTGTAGCTTTAGCATCCAAGGTACCGTTACCGTAGTTGGTGGCGGAGCGGGGACGATCAATATAGCACTCCCATTCGTGTCTGGTGTTGGCCCTGGTGGTGGCCAGGGCTATGTGTTCTCCGGAATGCGTGCTAATGATGCCATCACTCTATCATGCCACGTAGACGCTAATGTTGATACCTTGATTATCGTAATGCGTGATGGCACATCGGCGATCATGGCCGGTGGGGTATACATCATAACCGGCACATACGAAACCGCTTAACAGGAGACTACAATGAAACAAGGCGGACCAGTGAAGAACACTTACGAACCAAAGACTGAGCCGAAGTCCAAGGCCGTCGACATCTGCTCCGTGGCCCAACTCGGCAATATGGTTGGGACCAAGAAGGCCGTGTCGAAGGAACTCTACTCCGGTAGAGGCTACGAAGCACCGAAGAACTCTAGCCAGAGCCACAAGTCCGGCTCACAAGGAAGGCACTAATGGACATCGAGAAGGTTCACAAGGCAATCACCATCGTTGACAAGACCAGGGAGTACCCGCAGCTCAAGTCTATCCACGACCTTGCGCTTCGCGCCCTGGTCAAGGAGAACGAGTCGGCAAAGGAAGAGCTCGACAAGATCATCAAGGAAGAGGCCGAGGCCAAAGCCAAGGCCGACGAGGAGGCCGCTGCCGAGGCCAAGGCCCTGGCCGAGAAGGAAGCCAAGGCCAACGAAGTTCCTCCGGCGAAGCCTGCTCCTCAGTCCTACGATAACGGTGTGGAGAGGAGAGCTTAATGGCGAAGGACATCCTCAATGCCTACGGACCTAACAAAGCTTCCCCGCAGAAACCACGTGCTACCTCCGGGGGCTGCACGGAAGCAAAGACCCTCCCCTACAAGCCCCCAGTCGGACCCAAAGGCCAAAGCCACAACAGCCCAGGCCTCGGTGGTTCCAACAAAGGGACGGCTGGGACTCAAGGCCGCCACTAGATGACAACCGTCGTCGATATCATCAACAGCGCGTTACAGTCGATCGGCACACGAACGACTGTGACCGCTGCTGAGCTTGCGGCCCAGTCCACCAACGAAGCCATTCAGGCGGCGATTACCTATCAACGAGATAGGGATGACCTGCTCCGCATGGCTCCGTGGGACTGTGGGTTCAATATGACGAACCTTGCCTATGTCACCTCTATCGCGGGCACTCCGGAGAACGTCACCCAAGGGACCGAGCTTTGGCAGAAGGGCCAACCGGCTCCGCCCTGGACCTATGAGTACCAGTACCCAGTGGACTGCCTTCGGGCCTGTTGGATAGTCCCTCAGTTCCAGACTGGCTTCGCCGGAGGGGTGCCGATCACTACCGCCATCACCGGCGGAGTCGCTTCCTATGGCCAAGGCCCACCGGCCAAGTTCAAGGTCGCCATAGATCAGTTCGTCCCAGTCACTGGGGCAGTCATCTCCGCCGCAGGCACAGGCTATGCCGTCGGAGACCAGATCACCCTTGCCTCTGGCGTAGCCACCTCGCCACCAATCGGTGCCCCTGTGGTGCTGGAAGTGACCAACATTGGCGGCCTTGGTGCAATCGTCACCGTGGATGTGGTCAACCAGATCCAAGGCTCAGACACCCCTAAGGGCGGCAGCTACTTCGCCCAGCAGACCAACCCTGTGGCCCAGGGCACCACAACTGGCTCTGGCACTGGCGCAACCTTCACCCTGACCTACGGAGCCAAGGGCGACCAGCGAGTCATCCTGACCAACCAAGAGCTAGCTACGCTGGCGTATGTCAAGCAGGTCACCGATCCCAATGTGATGGACTCCCTCTTCCAGTCGGCTTGGATCGCCGCTGTGGCCTCCTCTCTAGCAATGGCCCTAACTGGGGACAAGGGCTTAGCCAACAATCAGGCTGAGATAGTCAATGCCGCGATCATCGAGGCCCGAAAGGCCGACGCCAACGAGGGCCTGACCATGAATGACGTGACCCCCGATTGGGTCCGGATCCGGGGGGTGAGCTACTCTGACTACTCTTACACACCGAACTCAGACTTCTCGTGGGGTGCAGTATGGCCAACGTTCTAAAGCCCGAGGGCTATCTCTTCGTCGATCACAGGGCTTCGCCGGGCATGTCCCCTTCTGTGGCTCGCAACATGGGCCTTGACCCAAAGCTCGTCGCCGAAGGTACCCTCTTCGAGGCAGCGACCCAGCGCTGTTGCCATTGCCCTTCGGTCTTCATCAAGAACCCCCTTCGCACCCGCGAACGAGGTCATTGCTACAGGTGCAATGGCTACATCTGCGACGCTTGTGAGATCGCAAGCAAGTCCCCTAACTACGTTCACCGCAACGTCAACGAAGTGATCGACAAGGTCTCTAGTGGGCAATACTCGATGACTGGCTCCACCTCCCTCCCCGTCTTAACAAGGATCACGTCCAATGGCTAAGAGAATCTTCGCTTCGGGTAACGTCACCTTCACCGCTTCGGCGGCAGGCTCGCAAGCCACCGGTGGTGGGTATATGACCGTCGTGGGTTCTGCGGCGACGCAGATCACTGACATCCTCGAGGTCATGATCTCGGGCAAGGCGACTGCGTCGACAGTCGCTGCTATGTACCTCAACCGCGCCTCCACCTTGGGCACCGGCGGTGCTGTGGCCCTGGCTGGCCAGAACTCCGACGGTGCGATGAACCCGGCTACCGCTGCCCTGGCTTCGCCGGTCGTAGTCGCTGTGGACTACACCACCAACGAGTCGATCCCGTCCTCGACCGTGACCGACGGCAGGCTGCAGCTCGGCCTGAACCTCTTCGGCGGCATCATCCGCTGGAACGCAGCACCGACGCAGCAGATGACGATCATCTCCGCTTCTGCTCCCGGTGGCTCCGTCATCCTCTGGAACTCCTCTTCCGGCGGCGGCTCTTCCGGCCTAGCCGACGCGCACATCATCTACGAAAGCTTCTAAGCATCCCTGAGGGAGCTTAGGTATGGCTTTCCTGAACCGATGTATCTTTCGGCCAACCTCGGGCGGTACGGGCACTTGGACCGTGTCCTCTGCCATTGCCGGGTTCGACACCCCTGCGAACTGCACCAACCCTGCGGTGGTGGCGAACGCTCGGTACTACTACTTCGCCGAAAGCGACGACCAGCAATCCTGGGAGATCGGTCAGGGGGTCTCTAACGGAAGCACTACCCTAACCAGAGAGACCATCTACGACTCGACCAATGGCGGCGCTGCGGTCAACTTCACCTCCGCGCCTCGGGTGGCGATGGGCTGCCCATTGGCCCAGGTTGGGGGCAGGGAGGTCCTGCTTGCTGCTCGCAGCTACTTCGTTCGCTCGGACGGAAGCAACAACAACAACGGACTCGCCAACACCGCTGGTGGTGCGTTCCTAACCTTGCAGTTCGCCTACGACTACATCTGTGCTAACATCGACAAGGCCGGGTTCGACGCTACCATCAACATGCAGGCCTCGACCACCTTCACCGGAGGCCTAGCCGCTTCTGGCCCATGGACTGGTGGCGGAGGTATCACGATTAGCGGTAGCTCCACCGTAATCAGCACCACCTCTGCTAATGCGCTGGGGATAACCTGCACTCTGCCTGGGGTCTTGACCATAACCGGCATCAAGCTCCAGACCACCACCTCAGGCGACTGTATCAACCACGCTGGGCCGGGTGTGGTGGCTGTTGGTTCAACGTGTGAGTTCGGCGCAAGCGCTGGTAATCACCTCTACGCCAATGCCCCCGGCGCGAAGATCCAAGGGTTTGCGGCTTACACCATAAGCGGCGGCGCTACGGTTCATCTATTCACGCAAGGCACAGGCGCTACCATTGTCATGGCCGGTGCGACAGTGACCCTGACCGGAACCCCGGCGTTCTCGTACTTCGCTGACGCCAATGGCTGCTCGCGGATATACGCCGGTGCCAACACCTACTCAGGCTCGGCCTCCGCAGGAACCACGCGATACTACGTGGACACGAACTCCTCTATCGAGACCAGCTCTGGCGCTTCGCCCACCTACTTCCCGGGAGGCATAGCAGGCTCTACCGCAACAGGGGGTCAGTATAGCTAATGCCAGTCTTCAACCCCAAGAACCACTACTGGATCGTGGCAGGCTCTACCACCCAGGTCTACTCCAGCGCCTCTGGCGACTACGTCCCAGTCGCCGACTCGACCTACCAAGCGTGGCTCGCTAAGGGGAATGTGCCGGATAGGGTCGAAAGCGAAGCGACCCTCGGAGCCTACCTAGTCCGCTACGAGCTTCGGCCAGTGGCCCCTGGGGTCCTCCAAGGCTACGACGACGCTATCGTCAAGGAGCTAGAGACAATGAAGATCCTGCGTGCGTTCTCGCTAGTCATGCTTGACGAGATCAACATCCTTCGCCAGCAACATGCCTTACCTGACCGGACCGTGGCCCAGCTTAAGGCAGCGGTTCGGGCGAAGCTGGGGGTCTGATGATTGCTCCTCTGGGCGGCTCCTTCTTCGGCTCCGCTACCTTCGCCCAGGCGACCTTTGCCTCGGACTCGTTCGTCCTTGGGCCGTTTAGCCAAACTGGTCAACCGGACCAGATGTGGACCTCGCGGAGAAGGGACGACCCAACGCTGCGGACCTGGATAGGCTCACCTCCACAAGGGCTTCTCCTAGGCTCTGGGAAGCTAATGGGACAGATCTGGATGTAGTATGGCCTTCGGCGCAAACAAAGGAACCTGGTCCTTCGGGGCTAATAGCATCGTCGCTAATAACCAGGCGACTTTAGCTACGGGCAGCGCTGTGGTTGCCAAGGGCGACCTTATCGTTGTTGTCGCGGGCGAACAAACCACTAACACCCTAGCCAGCGCCAGCGACACCCTAGGCAATACCTACACCGCAGCTACTGCTGCTACCCTAGGCGGTGGTGTCTCGGCTCGAGCCTTCTACACCATCGTTACCAACGCTGGTACCAACACTAACGTCAACGTCCAAGCTAGTGCTTCGTCCAGTAACGTGGCGATCATAGCTGCGTCTTGGGAAGGTTCCTTCTCTGCGGTAGACAAGACCCCAGCGAACAACAACAACACTGACAACTCCTCCCCATTCACCTGCCCAGCCACCGGCACACTGGCGCAGCAGGTGGAGATGATTATCGCGTGGATGGTGGACAACACCACCAACACCAAGACCGCTACTTCCCCCAACCTCCTTGCTCGGCAGCAGAACCAGACCGTCATCTCTACCGTCGTTGGCTACCAGACGGTCAACTCCACCGGGACGGTCTCCCCAGCCTGGACAGGCACCAACCCTACTGGTTCCCAACAAGGCACGATCTCTTTCAAGGCTGCGGACCTGCCTGAGAACCAATACGACTGGCCAAACCCCAATCTGGGCCTGCCCTATCCTGTACAGCTTCGCACCTTCATCTATGTCACTCCGCTATACCCACCTCCTCCTCCGCCTGAGGAAGCCACGGTTCGTGCGCCACACTTCACGCCACCTTGGTCGGTCAAGGCCTTCATCAACGACCTTCCATACAACCTCAACCTCTACGGTGGCCCGCCGGTCGTCGTAGTCTACCCCTTCCGGCAGACTGATTGGCCCCTTACCCCGGACCTGCGGCAGACCAATCGATCCTACGGCTTTGTCTTCCCCAGAGTCTTGATCGGCCAGGACCGCTTGCCCTTCCGGCAGATGGACTGGCCGCTACCAACGCAGCCTTGGCGCAGCCCACAACTGGTCTCTTGGTTCGACCCACTCAAGCTCCTTCTGACTGTTCCCTTCAAGCAGCTTGATTGGCCCATCAACCGTGGCCACTTGCAGCCGGATCGATCCTACCTCTACACCTTCCCAAGGGTCTTGATTGGGCAGGACAAGCTCCCGACTGGCGAGATCATCACTGACCGTCCGACCCTGTCCAGGGCCCAGGCCCTCTCTTGGATCTCCTCGGTCAACCTTGCCCTTGGACAGGCTCCAAGACCGTTCGCCCAGACTGATTGGCCCAATCCTCGGCAAGCCTCTCGCTCTGCCACCCTCTCTACTTGGATCAACCGAGCCCAACTCGCCGCTTCGGGTGATCCCTTCCATCAGGCCGACTGGCCCCTGCCGAAGGGCGCAGCCCCTGCCCTACAGACTTGGTCCAACTCGCTCAACCTTGCCCTCGTTGCTGGCCCAGGGCCGAAGCCCTTCAGCCAAACCTCCTGGCCACTGCCTCTTGATGCCCGGCGCTTGAGTGATTGGATCCAGCCGACCAATGAGAAGCTCCTCCCACCGACGCCCCCAGCGCCATTCAGCGAACACTACTGGCCCCTGCCGGGTCGGCATCCCTTGCTCCTACAACAGTCCGTCTTCTGGGAAGCTTCCCTCTTCCAACCACCCTATGTCCCACCACCCACACCGCCAGTGGGCCGTAGTCGCCAATACGTCGTCGGCTCTGAGTGGCAACAGTACGACCGTATGCGCGATTGGCCCGGTCCAGTAGGCTGGAGATAGCATGGCCCAACCGATTATCCAAACCTCCTTCCACGCTGGCGAGTGGGCACCAGCGCTGAACGCCCGCGTCGACTTGGCCAAGTACAAGGCTGCTGCGGCGGAGCTACAGAACTTCTTCGTCGACTACCGTGGTGGAGCCTCCTCCCGGACCGGTACCCGCTATGTCCTCCAGTGCCTCGGATCCGACCATCAGGTCCGCCTTATCCCCTTTCAGGCCAGCTTCTTAGTAACCTACGTCCTAGAGTTCGGCAGCTTCTACATCCGCTTCTACAACAACGGCGCACCGGTCCTAGAGGCTGGCCTCCCCATCACTGGGGTGACCCTCACCAATCCTTGCACGATCGACGTTGTCAACACCTTCTCCACAGGAGACTGGGTCTACATCACCGACGTGAACGGAACGACCCAGCTGAATGGCAACTACTACACGGTAGGTACCGCAACTCCGGGTAACATCTCTCTGAATGATCTCAACTTCAACCCAGTCGATGCAACCACCTTCACCGCATGGGCCGGTGGTGGGACGGTTAGTCGGGTCTACACCCTCGGCTCTCCGTACGACGCCGCGGATGACCTCTCGCTGATCCGCTTCGCCCAGAACGTCGACACGATGATCCTCTGCCACCCTGACTATCCTCCGTACGAGCTACGCTTGGTCACCGCCACGAACTGGACCTTGACAACAATCACCTTCGGCACAACGATCAGCCCGCCCACAGGGACCGGCGTAGCCACAACCCTGGCCGCAGGCTCGGTCTACTACTCCTACGTCATCACTACCGTGGACTATAGCGGTCAGGAGTCGGTCCCTTCCGCTGCGGCATTCGTCGGCCCTGTGCAGGACCTGCGGACCGTGGCAGGGTCGAACACTATCTCCTGGACCTTCACGCCGAACTCCCTACTCTACCGGGTCTACAAGGCCGAGCTTCGCTACGGGAACCCTGTCCCAGCCGGGGCCGCCTATGGCTTCATCGGAGATTGCACCGAAAGTCCCTTCATCGACTCCAACATCGCTGCGGACTTCTCCATCACACCTCCGGTGGCCCAGAACCCATTCTCCGGGACCGGCGTGGTGAGCTATACCGTCACCGTTGCTGGGACCTACACGTCAGTACCAACAGTCACCGTAGCCCCACCCTCCGGTGGCTCTACCTCTGCCACGGCCAATGCGGTCTTAGGTGTCACAGGTACCCCTACGGTCGGCGCTGGTGGAGCCAACTACGCTGTGAACGACACCATCACCCTGGCCAACGGGGTAGTGGTAGTTGTCAACACCGTTGCAGGCACTGCTGTAGCGACCTTCAAGGCCATCTCAGTCTCCCCAAGCAATCCCGGTGCCTTCACCGCTGGCACAGTCCCGGCCAATCCGGTGGCTCAGGTGTCCTCTTCGGGGACTGGCACTGGCGCAACGGTCAACCTAGTCTGGGGTGTTACCTCTGTGACCAGGGTAAGCTCCGGCGCTGGCTACACCGCCCCACCAGCAGTGACCTTCTCCGCAGGAGCCGCCGCTGCCACAGCAGTCTTGGGCGCAGCGCAGGATCTCAACCCAACCGTTCCTGGGTACTTCCAACAGCGCCTAGTCCTGGCTGGCCTCGCTGGCGATCCGCAGGCCTTCTACATGTCCCAGCCTGGGTACTACTTCAACTTCAACGTCTCCAATCCCATCGAACCAGACGATGCGATCTCTGCCGCCTTGGTCTCTGGTCAACTCAACACCATCCAGTCGATGATCTCCATGCCCTCAGGTCTGATCTTCCTCACGGACCGCGCAGCGTGGCAAGTCGACGGTGGTCAACAGGGGTCGGCTGTCACGCCGAGTAACATAGTTGCAAACAGTCATTCCTACAATGGTGCGTCAATCCTTCCGCCTATTGTCGCCAACTTCGACATACTCTTCGTTCAGTCAAAAGGATCAATTGTCCGCGATCTTACATATAACCTATATTCCAACATCTACACAGGAACCGACATCTCTGTCCTTTCCAGTCAACTCTTCTACGGATACCAGATGCTTGAATGGGCCTGGGCCGAAGAGCCCTTCAAGGTGGTCTGGGTTGTGCGTAACGACGGACAACTCCTATCCTTGACCTTCGTGAAGGAACAAGAGCTGATCGGATGGTCCCATACCGTGACCGAAGGGACCTTTAGCTCGATCTGCACCGTGACTGAGACTGTCCCGGTCGGTTCGGTGGATGCGGTCTATGTAGTGGTCGAGCGGATCGTGAACGGATCGCCGATTAAGTACATCGAACGCTTCGCCGAACGTGCCTTTCCCAATGGTGCAGAGGACGCTTGGTGTGTGGACTCGGCGCTGGACTACGATGGCCCTCCAGAGACCGACTTCATGGGCGCTCAGCACCTAGCGGGCCTGACCGTGACCGGCTTGGCCGACGGCGCTGTCATTGACGAGTTCGTCATGCCTGCGGATGGCTCCTTTAGCCTCGCTATCCCTGCCTCGCGGGTCGTGGTGGGCCTTCCCTTCACCTGCCGCTTGCAGACCTTGGCCTTGGACATCGGCGAACCCACCGTTCAGGGCAAGCGGAAGAAGATCTCCGCTGTAACGGTCAGGGTGCAGGACACTCTAGGCTTGACCATCGGACAGACCTTCGACTCGGTAGTGGATATGAAGGATCTCCAGCTGGGGAATGTCGGTTCCGCCACCAACGAGGTAGTGACCAACCTAGTCACCGGCGACGCAAGGACTATCATCGACCCCTTGTGGTCCGAGCCCGGCCAATACTGCTTCCAACAGACTCTTCCCTACCCTGTGACCATCCTAGGCGTCATGCCAGAGATCACCGTGGGAGACACAGCCAAGTGAGAGCCCAGATCAAGATCATAGACCCCGCTGTGGTCCTCCACATGCTTCCTTTTGAGGAACACATGCAGATCTTGGCAAGTGACAAGGATAATCTTACCCGTTGCCTCTTGCTATCCACAGACCTTTGGGTTGGAATGGTGGATGGGAAGATGATCTGCTTCTGGGGGCTGTCACCGTCGACCTTGTTGAACAACTCTGCGCACTTGTGGCTCTATACCGTGGAGGCTTTCAAGGGCCACGAGTTCGTCTTCGTTAGGAAGAGCCAGCGGGTGGTGGAAGAGATGCTCAAGCTCTACCCTACCATCACCGGCTTCACCAACGTGCACCGCCCGAAGGCCATTCGGTGGCTCAAGTGGCTCGGGGCTAGCTTTGGCGAACCGATTGAGGAAGAAATGCCCTTCATCATAGGGAGGAAGCAATGAATGTACCTGTACCGGTCGACGTGATCGAGGCTCTGGAGCAAGAGAGCCTAAAGCACCCACAGGTCCCTGTCAAGTACAGACACTACTTCGCCCAAGGCGCATACGCGCGGGAGGTCACCCTTCCTGCTGACTGTATCGTGACTGGAAGGGTGCATAAGCAGAGCCAGATCAACATCCTTAGTCAAGGTCGGTTGAAGGTCACTACGGAGCATGGGGTGATAGAGGTAGAAGCGCCCTTTACGCTGGTCTCCCCTCCGGGAACCAAGCGCGCGGTCTTCACCCTGACCGAATGTGTGTGGACCACCATCCTTGGAACTGACCTGACTAGCCCGGAGGTGATCCATGACACCCTCACCTTCGCTACGGAACAAGAGTATCTAGAGTACACGAGGTATATCCCATGGCATTCGTAGCTACAGCCGTTGGTATTGCTGCCGTAGTTGGCACCGGCGCTGCCGTCTACGGCATGGTCAACCAATACGAAGCGGCACAGGAGCGCGAAGCGGCTGCGGAGACCCAGGTCGCAGGCGCAAGGGTCAACGCCGAGGCCACTCGGGTCGCGGTGCAGGCTGCGGAGATGAGGGTCACTGGCGCTGGGTACAACGTTCTCGGCACAGAGATCCAGCGGAGCGCTGCGGAACAGCGGCGGATCGCAGCGGAGTTCTCTGGTGAGGTCTCTGCTCGCGGGTATGAGTTCGAAGCTTCGGTGGCCCACCGTAACGCCATCACCAGACTCCAAGATGCGGACTATACCCGCTACGTTGGGGAGCTTTTGGCCCAGAAGGAGGGGCTGGAGACCCGGTTCAAGCGAGGCACAGCTAGGGT